GGTTGATTTTGTATTGTTAACAAAATCTGTTTTATAAGTTTTGCGATCGTTTGTTTGAGTCATTGTCATTCTTACGTTATCTTCTTGTTTAACCCAACGCTGTCCGTCATATCTAAATAGTCTGTTTGGCATAAAATCTGTTCTCAAATAAAAGTCGCCTACTGTACTTGCTAATGGGAAAGAACTGCCAAATCCAAACTGTTCACCATTAGGCGGAATACCATCACCAATTAAGTAACCTTGGTATCCAGTTGCCTCTGGAGTTTGATTAACTCTACTAGCATCTAGGTTTCCACTAGCAATACTAGCATCAATAAGTGTTTCGTCAGCACCGACAAGTTCTGGATTGCCCTGTGCATCAACTTGAAGTGTATAAAAACTAGTTGTATCATAACCTGATTTTGCCGCATCTGATTCTGCTTGTTGTATAACTGCATTATTAATCTGCATTTCTTTTTCGTAGGTAGAAAGGACATCACGTAATGTATTTGTACTTCCTTCTTCTGCAGGTAAATCAAGTATGTCTTTAAATTCTTGAGAGTCTACTATTTGTTTTAGTTTTACTCTATATAAATGTGGATACCAAGTTTGTGTAAATCCTTCTGCGGCTCTGTTTACATCTTCTACAACGTAAAAACGTTTTAATGCTACTTGATAATCATTAAGTGCATTTTCGTCTTTTAAATGTGGAAGTTCAAAAACATCACCTGGCATTACTTTTCTGCCTAATGTTTTTACACTATAATTAATAGGAATAGTCATAAACAATGTATCATTGGTTAAAAATAAACCAAATTGACTCATATCAAAGTCAACATCTTGTACATTATAAATTCCACGTATTGTATAAATGTCCGGATCGTACTTACGATCTCTATTCTCCATAAACAACATATCCTGTATGTTAGTTTCTTTTACAGCGTCATAATGAGGCTGTGTAGGAGTAGCATCCTCTTCGTCGGGATTTTTAGGCCCTAAATACTTGTGGACAAATACATCAGTTCCGCCAACAGTAAACATCTCGGTGATGGTTTTGTCGAGGAAATCGTAATCTTTGCCCTTTTCCGGTTTATATAAACTTATTCTTGGCATAACAATAGTATTTATCGTTAGCATAAATACAAGTGGAGACCGAAAAGAATTATGGCAACTTTACAAACACAAAAACAAGAGATTTTCGACTATGTAGAAGCAATGCTTGGCGGAGGCATGGTTGATGTTGAATTAGATCCTAAACATTACGAAATTGCACTTCAAGCGTCGTTGGACAAGTTCCGTCAAAGAAGTGATAATTCTGTTGAAGAGTCATATTCATTCTTAACTACAGTAGTTGATCAAAACGATTACACACTTGATCGTAACATTGTAGAAGTTCGTACAATTTTCCGTAGATCAATAGGGTCAAGAACAGGTGGCGGCGATGGCGGAACATTATTTGAGCCATTCAACTTAGCCTACACAAATACATATTTGTTATCTAGTTCAAATATGGGCGGTCTTGCTACATACAACTTGTTCGCAAGTTACCAAGAACTGGTAGGACGTATGTTTGGTAGTTTTATTGAATTTAATTGGAATACTACTACTAAAAAATTAACACTTTTACAACGTCCACGAGCAGAAGAAGAACTATTACTTTACTGCTACAATCATCGTCCTGATTCAGAATTATTTGCAGACTATCTTGCAAAACAATGGATTAAGGATTATACACTAGCCAAATCAAAATTCATGCTAGGTGAAGCACGTTCAAAATTTGCTACTATTGCTGGCCCACAAGGCGGTAGCACACTTAATGGTGATGCTCTTAAAGCAGAAGCACAAGCAGAAATGGAAAAACTTGAAGAAGATCTTAAAATGAACGTTGCAGGTGGTGTTGGATACGGCTTTACAATTGGTTAAAAACCATTTGACAAACTCCTAACTTTATCATATACTATATACTTCTACTTAGGAGATATAGATGATCATTGGTATTTGTGGTTTAATCGGTTCTGGTAAAGATACTGTAGCACAGCATTTAATTAACAACCATAATTTTGTTAAAATATCTTTTGCAGACAAATTAAAAGACGCTGTTAGTGTTATGTTTAGTTGGGATAGAGAACTACTAGACGGCAAAACAGACGAGTCAAGAGAATGGCGTGAGCAAGAAGATCCTTTTTGGACAGCAGAAACCGGACGCAGTATCACTCCAAGACTAGTACTACAAGAGTTTGGTACAGAATGTATGCGTGAAGGATTCTATGACGGTATTTGGGTCAGTCTAACCAAGCAACATATTCTTAATAATCCTGATACAAACTTTGTTATACCAGATGTACGTTTTCCTAACGAAGCAAAAATGCTTTACGAAATTGAGGGCGAAGTTTGGCGAGTAAAACGAGGCCAAGATCCTATGTGGTTTAGAATATATCAAGATGTAGGTGTTGAGCCTAAAGATGTACACCCTTCAGAATGGGCATGGGCACATACTAAGTTTACTCAAACTATTGAAAATAACGGAACACTAGAACAACTTAGAAGTCAGGTGCAAGATCGCCTTGTTTCCACCGGACGCCTTCTCTCTGCATAGCAATCTGACAGTTTGCACATATAGTTTTAAGATTACTAGGTCGACAGTTTTCTAGGTTACCATCAATGTGGTATACACGTAGTTGTTCTTTATAACTTGCTTTGAATCCGCATTTTTCACAATTTGTTAACTGACGGTATCCGGACTGGTACCATCTTGGCTTCTTAGGCTCTCCATTTCTTAAGCAGGTATCACATTTAGTTCTATAGAATGTTTTACCATTCTTCTTGTAATTAACTGCTACAGGACGCTGTCCACAACTACATAAAGGTCTCATATAGGTATTTATCATACCTTTTTTTGCCCTTTTTTGACTATAATAAAGTATAGAAAAACAATCAATGACATAAATACTATTAACAAACTTATGTTAAGTTCAACAGGAGAGCATAAATGGCAAACTTAGTATCACCAGGTGTACAGGTTTCGGTAATCGACGAAAGTTTTTATACCCCAGCGGAACCGGGTACTACCCCAATGATTTTTGTTGCTACTGCACAAGACAAAGCGAATGCAAGTGGCACAGGTACAGCAAGAGGCACAACGAAAGCAAACGCTGGCGTTCCGTTCTTGCTAACATCACAAAGAGATTTATCCGAGACTTTCGGAGATCCATTATTTTATACAGACAATAACAACAATCCAATTCACGGTTCGGAACTAAATGAATATGGCTTACAAGCGGCTTATTCATACTTAGGTGTTTCAAACAGAGCATGGGTTGTTAGAGCAGACATTGACTTAGGAGAACTCCAAGCATCAGCAACTGCTCCGGCGGCTGATCCAGCAGACGGAACTCATTGGTTCGACACTGGTTCAACTAGATACGGGATCTTTGAATGGAACGGCAACGCTGTAACATCTACAGGCGGACAAACATTTACTAACAAAGTACCTACAGTAATTACAGATGGTACTAAACTTGAAAACTTTAATTCGGGTACTGGCGCAAACGACGGACCAAAATCTTCTGTTGGACAAATTGGTGAATACGCTGTTGTTGCTACTACTACAATTAACAGAGTTTGGTACAAGAATGCAAACGGTACTTGGGTGAAAGTCGGTTCAAGTGCATGGGTTGGTTCATGGCCAACAGCAGTCGGTGACGAAACTAATCCTACATTAACAGGATCATTTGATATTAATGGAAACACAGTAACCGGTGCTGGTACATTGGCAGACCTAGTTTCAAACATTAACGGTAATTCAACACTACAAGCCGCAGGCATTACTGCTAAAGCAACAAACGGATCACTTGAAATTTATTCAACTGGCCCAGACATTTCTTTAGTTGACAATGCTGGCGCATTAGCAGTAGTTGGTTTAACAGAAAAAACTTACTATGCTCCAAAACTTCAAGTTTCAGCACATACTAGTGTTCCTGAATTTAAATCAACTGACACAGAAGCAAGACCAAGTGGATCTGTTTGGTTTAAAACTACAGAGCCTAACAAAGGTGCATTGATTGCTGTAAGAGTGTTTAACGGCGATACAGGGTTATTTGAATCTAAAAACGTTTCAATTTTCCCAGATAACCAAACAGCACTTAAAAACTTAGACTCAACAGGCGGCGGCTTAAATCTTTCAGTTGACAATTACTATGCACAATCAAATGTCACTGAAGAAGCAGATGCAGAGTTTAACTTTAAATTATTCAAACGTGCAAACGCTGGTTCTACTAAAATAGTATCAGATGTGATTACTGCTGGAAAAGTAGCATCAAGCACTTATACATTTACAATTTCAGAGTCTACTACAAACTCAGCAACAATGAGTTCGCCAGTAACAGTACAAGTTGTTGCAACAGGCGCGGCGACAGATGCAGACGAAATTGCAGGACAAATTAACTCAGCAGGTTTAACAAACGTTGTTGCATCAGTTGATGGTTCAAACAAAGTTGTTATTGAACACAACGATGGCGGCGAAATTAGATTTGTTGACACATCAGGTATGTTGGGAAATATGGGATTCACTCCATATGTAAGTGCAACAGAAGGTACTGCTAACTTATATTATGTACCTGGTACTGACAGTTCTACAAGTCCTAAAGAGTTTATGGCTTCTAACTGGCAAGTATTAACTTACACTGCTAACGATGACGCACCAAGTGCTTTAGCAAATGATGGTCAACTATGGTACAATTCAGTTGTTGACGAAGTTGATATGCTAATCCACAACGGTACTGATTGGGTAGGTTATCAAAACTATCAATCAGGTAGCGTTAGTTACGCATCTACTTCACCAGAAGGTCCTATTGTTTCAGCAACAGAGCCTACTAAACAGTCAGACGGGTCAGATCTAGTTGAAGGCGATCTTTGGATTTCAACAGCAGACTTAGAAAACTATCCACAAGTTTATCAATACAATTTCACAACTAAGAAATGGGTATTAAGAGATAGTTCAGATCAGTCAACTGATAACGGTGTACTATTTGCAGATGCACGTTACAATACAGCAGGTGCAAACAGTGACGAAGCAGGTGCTATTGTAGATTTATTAACAAGTAACTACTTAGATCCAGACGCTCCAGATCCAGCACTATATCCAAAAGGTATGTTGCTATGGAACCTAAGACGTTCTGGCTTTAACGTTAAAAAGTTTGTACGTAATGCAATTGATACAGCAGAGCGTAACATCCGCGGTACAGACGACGGTGTGTTAATGACAAATTACTATCCACATAGATGGGTAACTGAGTCAGCAAACCAACCAGATGGTTCAGGATCATTTGGTAGAAAAGCACAGCGTAAAGTAGTTGTACAAGGCTTCCAAGCACTTGTTAACTCAAACGACGACATTAGAGATAACGAATCAAGAATCTTTAACTTAATGGCTTGCCCAGGTTACTCAGAACTAATTGGCGAAATGATTTCACTAAACTACGACAGAGGCTTAACAGCATTTGTTATTGGTGACGCTCCATTTAGACTTAAGAGTGATGCAACAACACTTAATAATTGGGCTAATAACGTAGCAGGTGCAGTTGAAGATAACGATGACGGTCTTGTTAGCCGTGATGAATATGTTGGTATCTTTTATCCAAGTTTATTCACAAGTGATAACGCCGGTAACAACGTAGTTGTACCAGCATCACACGGTATCTTAAGAACTATTGCACTAAGTGACAGTGTTTCTTATCCATGGTTTGCACCAGCAGGTACAAGACGTGGTGGTATTACTAACGCTTCAAGTGCAGGTTACATTGATGCTGAAGGCGAGTTTAAAACAGTTGCTCTTAACGAAGGTCAAAGAGACACATTGTACAGCAATGCAGTTAACCCAATTACATTCTTAACTGGTGCTGGACTTGTTAACTATGGTCAAAAGACAAGAGCAAGAAATGCAAGTTCGTTAGATAGAATTAACGTTGCAAGACTAGTAATTTACTTACGTTCACAATTGAACAAACTTGCTAAACCTTATATCTTTGAACCAAACGATAAGATTACAAGGGACGAAATTAAACAGCAAGTTGATAGTTTAATGCTAGAACTTGTAGGACAAAGAGCGTTATATGACTTCTTGGTAGTGTGTGATGAATCAAATAACACACCTTCAAGAATTGACAGAAACGAGTTATATGTAGACATAGCGATTGAACCAGTAAAAGCAGTAGAATTTATTTACATTCCACTAAGACTTAAAAATACTGGCGAGATAGCGGGACTATAATATGATAAATAATATTAATAGGAGCAAATAATGGCAATTTCATCACTCTCAAGATTAACAGTGCCTTTGGACAGCAACGCAAGTTCAAGTTCACAAGGTTTGTTAATGCCGAAACTGCAATACCGCTTTAGGGTATCGCTAGAAAACTTTGGTGTGAGTACCCCAACTACAGAACTTACTAAGCAAGTAGTTGACGTTACTAGACCTAACGTTTCATTCGAACAGATCACCTTAGATGTTTACAACTCAAAAGTATTTTTAGCAGGTAAACATACTTGGGAACCAATCACACTTAACTTACGTGAAGATGTATCCAACAACGTACAAAAACTTGTTGGCGAACAGTTACAGAAACAGTTCGACTTCTTTGAACAGTCAAGTGCGGCTTCGGGTGCAGACTATAAATTCGTTACTAGAATCGAAATTTTAGATGGTGGTAACGGTGCTAACACAGCAACAGTTTTAGAGACTTTTGAATTGTACGGATGTTATCTTGAGAGTGCAAACTACAATCAGTTGGCTTATGCAACTTCAGATGCTGTAACTGTAGCACTTACAATCAGATACGACAACGCAATTCAAACACCACAAGGTACTGGTATTGGTACTGCTGTAGGCAGAACTGTAAATACTCTAGTTACCGGCGGCGGCGCATAATTAGTATCACAACAAAATTAAAGGGCGGCTTAGGTCGCCCTTTTTTATTATCTGCCCATATAATCATATAGATAAATATTAGTATGGCTAGTATTAAAGGTTTTCTCGACAACTTAACAAGCGGAGCACTAAGTCCGAAAGGTAATCTCGGCGATTGGCAACACGCGGCTAGATTATATGTAGACGATGCATTTAAGTATGCTCCTAAGAATAAGTTTTTATACCATGTCGCATTTTCAATTAATCCAAATGCGTCTGCAATTATTCCACAGTTAACACAGAAGCATAGTAACACTATTAATATGCTTGTTAAGAGTGTTGACTTACCTAAGTTTGATATTACAACAGAAGTGAAACACGCATATAATAGAAAACGTGTCTTACAAAAACGTATTGATTATAGTCCTTGTAATATTACATTCCATGATGATAACTACGGTGTAACTACAGCAATGTGGGAAGCCTATTATAGATATTATTATAAAGACGGTAACTATGCGTCAGTTGACCAAGCAGGTCTTCCAGCACCGTCACAAGTTTCAGCATATAACAGAGCAAACATTTACGGAACTGACAAACAAAATAAATTCCGTTATGGTTTTGATAATGACAGTTACGAGCCTTTCTTTAATAGCATTATCGTTTACCAAATGTCAAGAAAACGTTATACAGCGTTTACACTTGTAAATCCGATCATTTCATCGTGGCAACACGATACAATGGATCAATCAACATCAGAACCTGTACAAAGTACAATGTCAATTGAGTTTGAAACTGTTTGGTATTCAAGAGGACCAGTTACAGAAGGATCAGCACCAAAAGGCTTTGCTCAAGAACATTATGACAAGACACCAAGTCCACTAACACTAGAAGGTGGCGGAACGTCTAGCGTATTCGGTGTTGGTGGCGTTGCATCAGGCGCGGCTGATGTGTTTAATGATATTACTAGTGGAGATGCATTTAGTTCACCAGGAAGATTACTAGGTACAATTCTTAAAGCAGGTAATCTAGCCAAGAATGTAAAAAGTTTAAGCAAAGACGGTCTTAGACAAGA